CGACCCAATATCACGTCACCCTGGTAAATCACACTAACATCTCCCTTCGTTACTTGAACTTGAGGACCGATAGCTTCTACCATACCAGCAGCTTCACGTTGGAAGATAAGTCCACAAGACTTAGCTCCTAGTTCACTGTTAGTACCGTAGTCGTTCTTGATACCAGTTTGTGCACCAGATGCATCCTCTGGGGTCACGCTGACGAATGAACCTGTTCTACCAGGATCAGTTACACCAGTTGTACCGCCATAAGCAGTACCATATTTGCCAAGGAACGGAATGTTCATTGACTTGTAGATCTTGATACCAGCGATCTCCACAATTCCATTACCCTTCTGACGGGATGTACCTTGTGCGTCTCTGTTAACTAGACCATTCTCACCTACTTGTTGTATTAACTCATAGTATTGTCTTGAGTTCAAAACTCCGACTCTCCCGTCAGAACTGACCCCCTTTTCGTCAAGGGCTGCAGCTGCATCGTAGAAAGCATTAACTAGGTTTGTTGCACCATAAGCATCAGAGTCGTTAGTTGTTGAACCAACACGAATCTGAGTACCACCTGGCTCTACAAAGTTAGTCTTAGTTATAGGTGATGCTGATCTTGCTCCACGAGTTATAGCTCTGAATGCAAGTCTGTCATATTTCTCAGCTAGAGCATAACCGATCTTACGAGAGATCTCTGATCTCAAATCGTAGTGAGCAAGTGTCTCATCTAGCTCATATAAGAATGCACTTGAGATAAGTAACTCGTCTACGGTTATAGTTTTTTCAGCTACTGGTGGTGCTCCATCACTGTTACCCAATATTGGATTTCCCGGTGTATGGAATTCCGCACTGGTGCGACCCGTGTAGATGAACTGTAAAGATTTCCCGTTCTTTAGGGTTCTCTTCATAATCAAATCACGAGCAATCGCATTGTGCTGGAAGCCTTTGAACATCTCACCTGAAAACAATTTCAGGTAAAGGGCTCGTCTGTCTGAGGTACTACCATTATCTGCACCTGGCAAAGTAATGGACGTTTTAGTACCAGAGGCGTTTTGATGTGCCATTTTCTATATTTTAAAAATACTAAAGGTATAAATTGTCTCTGCTAGCAAATTAAATTAAAGGTTTTGTGGTCTATCCCACCGTCTAGACGGCTAATAGGTATCCCGCGTACGGGGCTAAAAGCCAAATTACAGAGAGGTCCGACACTGAGGTGCCTCTCTGCTGTGGAAGTTAACGTGTAGTACTTCAACGTGTATGAAAAAGGCTAAAGCCATAAATAGGATTAGCCATGGTTCATTGATTTTTTTCACAAGGTAGAAAGAGCTTCTTCGAGGGATATATCCTCGTCAAATTTTTCTTCCTTTTTCTTTTCTGGTTCAGGTGAAAGGCTTGTTATTTGTGCCTTATCACCTTCGCAATTAGCTTGATGATGTGACATTAGAAATTAAACTTTGCTCCTAACTTTGTGCCATAGCTACGATCTTCTCCATCATTAGTAATGGTAGAGACCTCACCATATACACCTAACTTTTGAGACACATTAAATGTACCTCCAAGCTTGCCTGATAGTTCCTGTTGAGTACCATCTACATCAGCTACTGCTGTGAAAGCAGGACCGCCTTGTATGTAGTAGTTAACATTACCTACAGTCCCTTCATAACCAAGATGAACATCTACTGTTCTACCTTGATACTCAGATCCTGTATAACCATCATTAGCTTCAGCGTTTATATATATTCCAGCGGATGCAGGTGCAGACGCTAAAGTGGTGGCTGCGAGAGCAAGTGCAATTGATTTCATTTAATTAGATTTGATTGATTTGTAATAAGTGATGCCACGATATTTAAGTTTTGCTTCTCTTTCTAAAAGCTTCTGCTCTTTAATTCGAGCTTGTAGTTCTAGTTGAGTCATAGTAAAACCTCAATACCTAAGCCCCGTTCCATGCTTAGGTTTCATGCGTCCCAAGGGGATGAACGGACGTGGCTAATGTGGATCCATTTGACCTTTCGGTAGATAGGCAAGTTCTCTTAGTGCCTTTACGCTTGGATCCATAGTGACGCTAGTAGGTAACCTACCCAAAGCGACGTTGTCATAATTGAGACGGTGCCTATCAAATTGAGCCAATTCATATTCTTCTGTCATTGATAAACAATTTGTAGGACAATACTCAACACAGTTTCCACAAAAAATACAAGCACCAAAGTCAATAGAGTAATTCCTAAGTTCCTTTTTCTTAGTCTCTTTATTCATTACCCAATCAACTACAGGAAGGTTTATAGGACATGTCCTTACGCAAACCTCACAGGCAATACACTTGTCAAATTCATAATGAATCCTTCCTCTGTATTGCGTAGATGGTATAAGTTTTTCGTATGGATACTGTATAGTTATTGGTCGCCTTCTCATATGGTCGAAGGTGACTGATAGACCCTGTAAGATGTACTTAGCAGAGTCAACAGTCTCCTTTATATATTTTGTTAAACTGTTAAAGATTTGATTAACCTATAGAAATTGTTTCTGGTGCTTCTATTGCAGCTAAATCGAGTGGGAAATTATGTGCATTTCTTTCATGCATTACTTCCATACCAAGGTCAGCTCTGTTAAGAACGTCAGCCCAAGTAGGAACTGTTCTACCACCAGCATCAACGACGGATTGATTGAAGTTAAATCCGTTGAGGTTAAATGCCATTGTAGAGATTCCCATGGAGGTAAGCCAGATACAAACCACTGGCCAAGTAGCAAGGAAGAAATGAAGACTCCTACTATTATTGAAAGAAGCATATTGGAAAATTAGTCTTCCAAAGTAGCCGTGTGCAGCTACGATGTTATAAGTCTCTTCTTCTTGTCCAAACTTATACCCATAGTTCTGAGATTCGAGTCCAGTCGTTTCCCTAATAAGCGAGGAAGTAACAAGACTTCCGTGCATAGCAGCGAATAGAGCTCCACCGAATACCCCTGCAACGCCGAGCATGTGGAAAGGATGCATAAGAATATTATGTTCTGCCTGAAAGACAAACATAAAATTGAAAGTCCCTGAAATACCAAGAGGCATACCATCACTGAAACTCCCCTGACCGAATGGGTACACGAGGAATACAGCAAAAGATGCTGCAACAGGTGCGGAATAAGCTACACAAATCCATGGTCTCATTCCTAATCTGTAGCTAAGCTCCCACTGGCGTCCCAGGTAAGCTGAGATACCAATAAGGAAGTGGAAGACGATGAGTTGGTAGGGTCCACCGTTGTAAAGCCATTCATCGAGATTGGCTGCTTCCCAGATGGGATAGAAGTGTAGTCCGATTGCGTTTGATGACGGGACAATCGCTCCCGAGATGATGTTGTTTCCATAGAGTAATGCTCCTGAGACAGGCTCACGGATACCATCTATGTCAACTGGTGGTGCAGCTATGAAAGCTATGATAAATGCTGTTGCAGCGGTTAATAGTGCAGGGATCATAAGCACACCAAACCATCCCACGTAGAGACGGTTGTTTGTGCTTGTAGTCCAGTCACAGAAACGCTGCCAGTTGTCAAATGGTTTTGTTAGTGTGGCTGTAGTCATTTATAAAAAGGGTTTAAAAAATACCTGGAATGATTTGTCCAGTAGTTATATATGCTCCGAGAGCAGCAATAATACCAACCATTGCTAGTTGACCATTAGTCCTCTCAGCTTGCTCCATGAAGAAGCCTTGTTCTGTTTCGTTCATAAGTCTTGGTGGTGTTTCTTTGGCAAAGATATTTTGCTTACCGTATTCGGTAGTTGTAGTCATTTAATTAAAAGATAGGTGAATGGCGAGGATGAAAGTTCAGGTCGCCATGTCTACCTACTTCTTCTTTGTACCTTTCTTAGGTGGTCTACCTTTTTTTGAGCCGTATGTTCCGGGTCCAGCTGGTGCCATAGTTAAAAATTAATGTTAGAGCGTTCTAGTTTTTGTAATACTTCCTGTCTGTATGCAGGGTCGTCTTCATATCTTGGATCTTCCATGGCTTTAACCATTTCAGCTTGACTCTTGAAAGCATTGGCTACTGACTTAGGTGCTTTACCTGTAATCATTTCTCCATCTTTGCCAACAGCATCTTGGTATCTATAAGCAAGTGCTTTAACAGCGAAATATGCACCTAGCATATCTCCCCTATCCATTACAGCGTCGTACATATTAATCTCTTGTTCTTGCAAGTTACCTTGAGCCCAAGACATCATATTGTTGTAGTTTTCTTGACCTCCTACAACGTTATGTATGTTAGCTACATCTTTATCAGTTAGAGATCTTGATTGTTGTTGTGGATTAGATGCTTGTTGCTTGTACTGCAAAGCCATCTTAGCCAACTCCTCTGGTTTGGTTTGCCTTAATTCATCAATTAACTCTTTAGGTATCTTTTTATTTTTAGTACCTTCCTCATATACACGATCAATAATATTCTGTTTAGTTTCAGTTTCTTTCTTAGCCTCTGGCTCTGTTTCTGAAACCTCTTCTTTTGAATCCTCAGAAGATTTTTCGCCTAATTTTTTTTGGAGTTCAATGTGAGCTTTCTCTAGTTCTTCAGCACTCTTGTACTTACCTGCTAGTAGCTGCTCTTCTTGAGCCTCCATTTCTTCTCCAACCTTTAAGGAGTCTTGCTCTTCTTCATTTAGATTTGATTCTGTAGTAACTGTTTCAGTTGCTGAATCATACGTCAGTGTTTCGCTCATCTGTTGGTAATTCTGTTGGTGGTTCTGTTGGGGCTAGTTGTTGTGCTAATGCAGGGTTCTTGGAAGGATCCATCATTGGTGTTTTCATAGCATCAATTTGTTGTTGACCTTGTTCCATCTGCATTTGTTGTTGTTGAGCAGCCTGTTGTTCACCTTGTATCTCTTGCATTGATCTGACTAAGTTCAATACATCGATACCTGATGCTGCTGCTAACCGTTTGACTACCTCTTCAGGGTTGATAAATTGTTGTACTGCTTCTGGACCCATGGTCTGAGCAATGACTTGTAAGAATTGTCCAAGACTTTCTCTATCTTGTCCTCTACCTAAAGCATTAACACCAGCCACAATGGTTGGCTTAACTATGTCTTTTGGTAGTCGTGGTATCTGTCCAGATTTTTGGAATACATTTAGCTTTCTATTCAAATAGGGAAGTAAGAACTCAGTCGTAAGAAGACTAAATAGTCCACCTAACTGTTGTTCTAATTCCATCTGTGTAAGTCTTACTTCCTCCGCAGTTGTCCTTTCAGAGTTTCTAACTTGCATGACAAGGAAAGCCTCATTGATGCGTCGTTCCAATTGACCCATCATTTCATAAGCTGTTCTAAAATCAGCTGTCTTTCCTACCTGTATAACTCCTATGTCATCAGGTCTGCCTTGTACTATTGCACCGTTACCAGCCTTAGCTAGTGTACTAGGTTTAGTTGTACTTGATGGTGAGACAGTAAATACGACCTTAGCCGCTGCTGCTGAACCCTCTACTAGAGCTTGTGATAAAGCTTCTAGTGATTTCAGATCACCCATGAATTGACCTACACGTCCTCTACCATAATCTTCACCATCCACTGAGTTAAATCTTAGTGGTATCCATGGAGATACATCTATTGGTGACTTTCCGTGTGATTTAGGTAATACATAATCATGTACTTCTTGGTGCCAGATAAATCTATTATTATCACGTTTAACGTGAGTATAGACATCGCACTCTTCAACCTTTGAATCGGTGTCAACTACATTCTGGTTATACTCTTTTAGTACTTCCTCTGGTAATTGATCCTCTATTAATTTTTTAGCAATCTTCTCTTTAGTAACTATTTCGATCACATTGCCGTTACCATCTCGCTCTACAACGTAGCGGTTAAGCGGGTATAACTTAAGACCCTCTTTATGCATATAAACTAAAGCATTACCAGCAACAACTAAGTGTAGTAATGCTTCATGTATAACAACACGATCATTAGATGCTGCAATAGCTTCTAATATTGTGCGTTCAATCTTTGCAAAAGATAAGTCTAATTCGGATTTAACTTGTGGTCCGAGGTCTTGTCCTAGCTGTGTATCATCTACCTGTAATTTGAAAAAGCTGGTTTGTACAGGAACCATAGCTAACATAAGTTTAGAAGCTAAGGTAACTGCACACTTAGCACCAACGCTTTGCCAAGGTGTAGGTAAGTGACGCATACCAAGAGTAAAATCCTCGTGACTACAAATTAAATATGGAAGTGTTAATTCTGCAGCCTTCTCCGCTTCGTCTAGAAACTGGGTACGTTCGCCTGATAAATAGTCGTATCTAGATTTAGCTGTCATTTTTTAGGTATAAACTGGGTTTAAATTATTAGGTGCTATTTTTAGATCAGGGTTTGAGCTTAGTCGTTTACCTGATCTACTAAACCAACCACTTGCATTCTTATAATTTCTTCCTGGCTTTCTAATCCTTACACCACCAACTGGGTCATAACCTCCGTAGCCATAATCTGGCCAACCAGGGTAGTCATCTCCACTTCCACCTCCTGGTCCAGGTTCTGGTTGTGGCATAGGTTGTCCTCCACCAGGAGGTTGTCCTCCACCAGGGTCTGTTGGAATTGTTGGACCAAATGGTCCCTGACCTGGAGGAGGTGGACCTGGATCTCCGCCTGGTCCGCCATACGGTTCACCTGGTGGTAATGGATCTGCTGGTGGACCACCTGCACCTGGTATGTCAGAACCTGGTCCTGTATATGGATCTTCTGGATCAATATTTATAAATGGCTCACCCATTGCTGGTCCTCCACCAATACTTAAAGGTGCAGGTGTGGCACTTTGTCTAGGGTCCCACTTCCAACCATCTTCATCTTTATGTTCCTCCATATAGTCAAGCAAGCCCTGACTATAGACACTTGTATCACCTGTATGAGCAGCTCCAAAACCAGTAGCAACTGGTATAGGTGGTGTGTTTGGATCTCCATCAAAATCAACTAACTCTGGTTGAGTTTGTAAATCACTAAGCTGAGAACCAGTTGATTCTAATAAATCAGCTACGTTAACAACACCTCCAGTACCAGCTGATGTTTGACCTTCAGTAAAGAATTCGTTATTGGCACCTATTGTATTAGCACGTGTTCCTTCTTCAAATTGACTAGCCTCTGGATTATAAAACGTTTGTAGATTTCCAGATAATGAATTGAACTCGTTACCCTCTGCATCTGTATGTTCAATTATAGATTGAAGTACTTCTTCAGGAGTCATATTATTCATGAAACCAGTTGTCGAAGCTGCATCTCCTAATGGGTCAGCAATACCAAGCCAGTTATTTGAACCTGGGTCAAACACTCCACCAAAGTTAGTCTGATTATCTTCTCCATAATCCCAATCACTTCCCGAATGTAACGGATTAGCTATCTCTGGATCTAACCAGTATTGCACTCCTTCTGGACCTGCAGGACCACCAAGTACTTCCATGTACATATCCTGTAGCTGTGCCTCTGGTGATTCGTTGATGGCATTTGCAAGGTTCTGTTCATAAGCTTGATACGCTTCTTCATCCCATGCACCTTCACCTAAGTTTTCTAACCCTTCTTCTACCCAACCTTTACCACCTTCTTCAATATCTGAACTTCTAAAAAGTTCTTGGTTATAAATTCTCTCAACAGAATCTTTAAGTCTCTTTTCCTTATAGCCTGGAGTTGATTTTATCTGATTTGATGCTTTCTCTAGAGCTTGTTGTAAATTAGCCTCAGAAGCTGCTTCGTTATTTATTTGATTAAATTGTTCTAATCTGTTGTATTCCTTTTGTACTTCATCTTCCCAATATGAAGCACCTTCAGGATCTGGATCTGCGACACCTAACAGAGTTTCATATAATTGATCAACACCTTCTGCAACTTTATCACTATCCTTGCTAAAGATATTAGTATCGACTCCTAACATTTCTAAAAGATCCTTATCGCTAAGGTTCATGAAAGAACTTGTCATCTAACTATCCTCACTTATTCTAGTTTTTATCCACTCCACAACGGATCGTTGTCCTGAGCGATACATAATTGTTTCCATGTTTTCATTTGGAGTAGGGTTGGTTGGTGGATAAATTTCCTCAAGTTCAGCGAGGATTGACTCTAAGTTTGGTCCTAATATTGACTCAAGAGTATTGGGGTAGGTTGACATTTGAATGTTCAAAGAACGCTGGCATTCTTGCTGACTTAGTTTCCGAAAGCTCTGGAGCTTTGCCGTTATACATAAGATTATCGCTAGAATCCAGCCAAAATTTTTTGCTTAAATATTTATCGCCATAGGTATTCTTACTTAATGGCTCCATGATCCAGTTAATTGTGGCTTTCCTAAGTTTATCCAGAGATTGACTAGGAGTAAGACCCATATCAGCACATACGAGACTATTAGTGGCAACGTGTATCTGTTCGTCTCTGGAAATATCAGCTGATACCGTTCGAAGACCAGCATCACCATTAAACCTAAACATAGGCAGTAGAACAAAGAATATAGCACGTTCAATAACTAAGGCTTTTGTAATCATGTGATCAGGATGTGCTTCCCACGCATCCCGTAATAAGAAGGCTTCTTTCTCTGCCTTCTCGTCAACGCCTATAGCGTTGGTTATATAGCCAAGGGCGAGATCATGTCTGATCTCATCCTCGACGTTTGACTCTAGGAGTCGCCGTGCAGATTCGGGAACCTCTTTTTCAAGTGATTCTGAAATAAACTCGCCAACTGGTAGCTCCATGTGGCGTATTGCGAGAGCACGGTAGATGGTCTCTTCAGCTCCCTCTTTAAGTTTTCCTGCTGTTGTTTGGACTGGTGTCCATGTTCTCTTTCTATTGAGTAACTTTTCATATGGGTTCATTCTTGACAATCGCATTGGGGTTCGTTTTTAAGAATCCCTTGCAAGTAATCTTGGACATCATCTTCATCTAAAGCAGCATATGCACTTGACTTATCTTGTGTGTCTCCCATCACTTGAAGAGAATAATAAAGTGAAGTTTGGGGACTATCTAGCCACTCTTCAACGAACTGTTCGTCGTAGGTTACAACATCACTCCAAGAGTTGAAGCTGTATCCGTGAAGAAGCCCTGTATGGTTAAACATATACATCAACTGGTCAGTTACCTTTCTATAGGCATCCCAACCAACTTCTGAGGCGATCTCTACATCACCATATTCATATGTCTGTACACCAAATGTACCAGAATCACGATCAACACTCCGAGCTATAGGAGGTGCAATCTCTGGTGTGCAAGTAAAGCCTTCTCTGTCTTTACTGCGATATGAACAGCTTGCGGTAGGAGCAATAGCAAATGCTCTCTCCATTCCATAATCTCTGGCAATATCAGCCGCACTCTGAATGCCTTTATAAAATTCTGCAGCAATTAAACCAGCTGTACCTAATCCAGGTATGCCGTCATTTACTGCTTGTAATGCATCACCAAACTGTTCGTAGGTGACGTTGTTTTGTCTTAGCAGGTTAGCTAATCCAAGGAGTCCAAGTCCGACTTGCTTGTCCGTCTTTGGGGAAAGGTACTCTCCACTACTGTCAACGCCTGTTTTACTATGTAGTTCGCACAGACTCCGCATACCCTCAACGAAACCACGCTGCAGGTCGGAGATTCTACAGGCACCCGTATTGAGATGGGATAAGAGGCAAGTTCCCCGTGATGGCAAGTAAACCTCAAGACAGACGTTGCCTCTGATTCTTTTTCCATTTTTGTCATACTTAATTTTGTTTAGCCATATGTCACCCGACCTGATGCCATATATCAACGCATCCCTGGTTGTCTGATCAGCGTTTTTCCATTTCTCATCATTAATGTTGACACACCTTTTAACCCATGGGAGTTCGGATCTAGGAGTAGTAATAAAGTCAACAATGTCAGGGTGATCC